GCCTTCATGCCAAAGTGCCACTGATTGCCTTTCTTGGTCTGATGCATCTCCGGATCGCGTTGCTGCTCTTTGTTCTTGGTAGAGCTGGGTGCCTCAATGATGGTGGCATCCACCAAAGTGCCTTGGGTCATCATGACGCCTGCTTCGGCCAGCCAGCGATTGATGGTCTTGAACAATTGACGGGCCAGTTGATGCTGCTCGAGCAGGTGGCGGAAATTCATGATGGTGGTGCGATCCGGCAGGGCGCTATCCAGGGATAATCGGGCAAACAGGCGCATGGAGGCGATTTCGTACAGGGCATCTTCCATGGCACCGTCGCTCAGGTTGTACCAATGCTGCATGCAGTGAATACGCAGCATGGTCTCCAGCGGATAGGGCCGTCGGCCATTGCCCGCCTTGGGATAAAACGGCTCGATGACAGCGGTCATATTCTGCCATGGCAGAATCTGCTCCATGCGGGAGAGGAAAATCTCTTTTCGGGTCTGACGGCGCTTAGTGCTGAATTCACTATCGGCGAAGGTGAGTTGATGGCTCATGATGTCCCTCTGGGATGCGCTCCGGATGAATATGATGATCTCATATCAGGAACTTGTTCGCACCTTCCTTAGTTGAACCAAAATCAGCCATTTTGCTCTTCCTCTTCGTCTTTTATTTCGTGATATGAGTAATTGCAGTAGTTAAAGAAAATATCTTTTGCTTCGTCATGTATTTCATCAGGCGTCGCATCATCATCCACTTCGAATTCATCCTCGAAATCTCCACCGGCTATTTCCGTTTCAATAATTATTTTAAACTTTCGCATTTAACTACCGCCCTTTCGGGCGGCCTCCTGATGTTCTGAGGGTGCAGAAATCCCTCCGGTTAAGGATTAAATTTTTAACAGAGCTAAATTTAATTATTCAGTTCTGGATTTTGTCGCCCTGCGTATCCGCGCTTTCGCGTTACGCTCAATCTGAATTAGCTTTTCTATATTTTTTCGCCTTTCCCGCTCCTCCTGGCGCAAGTGCCTTACATCATCTGCCAGTCTGGTTTCTCTTTTCGCCACAGAGAGCATCCAGTCAAATGGCTCCACAACTGCACCGCAGATTTTACAGCGGACCTGACGCTCTTTTTCGTCAACCCGGACAGAGGCGTGATGACAATATGGTCTTTCCGATGGCTCATAAAGAAAATTAACCTGATTACGAGGGTCATCCTCTTTTACCGGAAATAAAACGATATTGCTTAACTCATCCTCTGGTTTTATTTCCATGCTCCTCTCCTTTGATGCGAATGCCAGAGACGCGTAATGCGTGTTCTAGGTCAATCAGGTAAAGCCAACTGCCATTTTCTTTAGGTATCATGACATGTCGCTCATCTGCATTTATCGGGTGTCCATATCGAAGGTCGTAGCGAGTCGGTAATTGAACTTCCCGCGCTTCCAGTTCAGCAATACGCTTGCTCCCATCAGAGATAACGCCTTCGTAATACTCACGCTGCTCTTTGAGTTGTGATTTTGCTTCTTCCAGTCCATCCAGCAAATCAGCGATAATATCCGCTTCCCGATGACGGATGTGACGCTTAAACGCAGCAAGAGCCGCATCACAATCCCGTTCAGCATTTGGGCTGTCCGGGATAGCCTGATACCACGCCAGCGTCGACTGATAGTTTTGTGCTGCCTCACGAAGCGCCTCATAGTTAACCTCTCTCATTGAGCCACCTCCTGATAAATCACTGCATGCCCCAGTTTCTCCGCCAGTGCCAGCTCTGCCTTAGCGCCCGCTGACCGCTGCCAGCCATTCAGCATGTAAATCGCATCCACACAACGAATCATTGCCATGCAAATATCCATGTAGTGCGGCTGTGTCAGCCCGTCCGGAAGTACTGCCGGGTTTAAGACGGTATGCCCTTCCCGTTTCAGTTCCTCTTCCGCCTTGTGAAACGCCTCACGGTTGAAATTTTCATATCCCGTCATTGGACCGGCAATATAAACTCTGACCCTCACTCCATCACCTCCTGAAAGTTTCCCCGATAGAACGCCAGCACACGCTGCATAACTTCGCTCTGGCGGCACTCACGACAAATTATGTTCTGCCGTCTGTTGTAACGACGTATTTCTCCGTCAGGTAACTTTCGAATCAGTGTCGGGTCAGCAGCCTTCTCCGGTGTCTTACGCCATACGCGATACGCCTGCTCTGATGGAAATACCCCGCAACCAGAGAGCCAGACATCACCACTGGCCGCAAGCGCACCAGATAAACGACGAATAGCGGTCTTACTGACACCCGTTTTATCTGCCAGTTGTCGAAAAGTTTCTCGTCCGCTCAGGCGCACGAATTCCACAATGCGCGCCTTCACTTCTTCCCGCTCTTCTGGTGTAAATACTTTTGCCATAAGCGCCTCCGGCAATCACTTTTCCGATACAACACGGCGGGAAGAATCAGTAATCTGTCGAACAATATCCCGGTGCTTGTTCAGCTCCCGCAGCGCGGCGCAGACTCGCTCCCACTTCTGAACATCACTTTTCGCCCTGCGCAGCGCCAGGTTTGCCCTGCGAAGGGACGGAAAAATCAGCTCATCTGCTTGCGTTTCGGTAAACGATGGCAACGGCTGCACAATGTCCGCCACAGTTTCTGTTTTAATTTCTTCCTGTGTTGCGGCTTCCCGGACTGGTAACGCAGCACCTGCTGGCTGAGGAAAGGCCTTACCATCACTTTCCGTTACCAGCGCGGCTTTCGGCTCTGCTGGTAAATTATCGCCCGGCATGCAGTAACGAAATTTACCGTTCTGATTAACGCGTGCCAGCCGCCCCGTTGCGGTTACCACCGCCAGCGTGGAAGCAACCTTGCGAGTACTGACACCGAACTTACCCGCCAGTTCCTCACACGTTTTAGCCCCATCCTGACCGATAAACTCAATCATCATGTCTGCGGTAACTTTTTGTTCGACCTCCCCGGTCAGCATATCCTGTGCTTCAGATTTTACTGGCCGCTCTTCGGTTACCCGGGATTCACCTTCGCCAGCCAGAAACCAGGTGTGACCAGTTTTATCAACGACGCCATTTCTTTTGAGTTCCCACAGCTCGTTGAGAACCTCTTCACGACTGATATCAAGTCGCGCGGCCAGTTCTACCGATGTGGCTTTTCCCATTGCTTTCAGTGCGTCAAATACGGTTTCCATTAAAATTTCCTCCGACAAAATCGTTTCTCAGATTCAAATAAAACCAGCTGCCTTCCGGCGTTCGTATTCCTGTTTCAGCCGTTCAATTGGCGTTGGCCCTTGCGGGTGTTTCGCCCCTTCCAGTTGTCGTCGCACTGGCGGAACACTCATCCCGTTACCAACATGCTTTGCCCATTTCGTCAGTTGCCGTTCCGCAAGTCGTTTTAACTCACCCTGCGTCATCTGGCGCTCAATCCCTCTGGTACGCATTTCGAGGCAGATGTGGTACAGCACAGGCTGAGGCCACGGATATTTGTCGCTTCCGTCATATCGCCAGGACTCATCACGCCAGCGGCGGTACTCCTCCATCACAGCATCCACCGTCAGGCCAAATGGATTGGCCCCGCTTTCTGAAATCAGCGCCACAAACTCAGCCAGGTCCGGAGGCCATGTTTCACCCGCCCGGCAGCGGTCCATGCACTGGCGGCAGACCTGTCGGATTTGCTGCTCAGTCATCGCGCCAATCTGTGCAATCCAGAGCTTCGAAGGTGCGGCCCCGTTCTTCTGGGTCCAGCGGTTCGAATAAACCTCCCCCATGAGTTCCCACAGCTTCCAGACCGTTTCCGTCGCTGATAAATCCGTTTTCACGTTCCCACTGCTCACGTGCTGCCCGAATTTCCTGAACTGCCCGTGATGCGGTGCCACCTGGTGCTGCTGCATGGTTTACCCCCTTGCTGACTGGCTTAACCTGCGCCCTGACGTGATTTACGTGACGGGCGAATTTCTGCTCCCACTGAACCTGCGTGAAAACTTTCCCCTCCGCTGCCCAGTAGTCCCGGAAAGCGGCAAGTTCAGCAGGTGTAAATTCCGGCTCCGGCAAAGCCATCCCCCACAACGCAGCCCGTCGTCGAAAATCCGGCGACGGATGCCAGTCATCGACCATCGGAAATTTCCCGATGGGTTCGCTCAGTCCATCCAGGGATGCAGGTTCTGCTGCCTGCAACGGCGTACCACTCGACTCACTGGTCGGAGCACTCTCGCGCACGTGCGCGTTATGTGTGGGGTTTAATTCTTTATCTGTATCTTTATCTGTCGTGACTCGTCGTGACATGTCGTGACATATGCGTGACTCGTCGTGACACCCCTCATTCTGTTTTCGTAATTTTTCCCTCTCGCGCTGCGCTCTCTTGCGCTCTGCCGGGGATTTCGCGGTTTGTGAAACGTTGCCATTGTCCTCTTTCAGTACCTGGCGTTTTTCCCATCCGGTGATTAAATCTCCATCAAGTACCCGCCCCTGCATTGCCTGTAAAATTGAATCAATTACTTCTTCCGTCACATCAAGCGCACTTGCTAAATCTTCCGTCGTGACATCAATGTGACCACGTAGTGACACGCCGTGACATGTCGTGACATTTCGTGACGCGCTCACCAGAAGGTGGATATACACTGCCATCACTGTTGCAATTGGCTGCCCTGACACCCTGGCAATTGTTCGCCACTTAGGGTCATTTGGCATGTCATGCCATAATCTGAGCCAGGCGTTAGCCATACTCACCTCTTCTGATACCGAATCTTTTTACTCACAAATTGCCGGAAGTGATCCGGTATGAATATTGCGAGTCAATGCACAGCCACAATATTTCCTGCAGGGCCACCACGATTCATCTGGTTGAAACCAGCGATCGCCACTGCGACAAAATCATCAGCGTCTCTCACCAGTCGTTCCCGCGTCTCCACCAGCTCCCGAAAATAAGCTGAACTGTGGCTGCGCATTCGGGCCACCAGCAGAGGCGGCATTGCTTTTTCGATCGCTGGTAACAACGCCTGAATTTTTTTAACCGCATCAGGAGTGTCTTTCTCCACCCAGCGGAAAATTTTCTGGGTATTGCGAGCCAGGGCTTCCGGATGGCTGTCGTCATATAATTCCGGGAACGTCATACCAAGCTCAAAATAAGCCCGGGTTATTTCAGCTGCCGGAACTTTTTCACCGTCCGGATGCGCCCAGGCATTCATCGCCATGCGGATGTGCTCATGCCTGATTTTCATGAATCAACTCCGATGCATTTGGTGTGTTAGCCTTGAATCCAACAGGTAAGCCGTCGGTTGGATTCGGGTAAATATCAGGCCGGAGTTCATGAGGTGTAACCTCGAAATTCGTTACTTCAGCAACACGTAATGCTTTTTCAGGGCTGAATCTTTCATAGCCCCCCAGCACTCGACTTACATGCACCTGAGATAAACCCGTTAGCTTCCCAAACTGTAGCTGGGTGATATGTTTCTCTTTTAAATAGTCTCTTAAGTTCATAGCCAACCTTCTACGTTATGCCTCGAGCAAATATTAGCCCCGCTAATTTTAAAGATCAATAGCCAGACTATCTTTGATAATATTGGTAAAACAAATAAACTCTATGTATGAAAAAAACACGCGAAGTGATTGCAACTCCAGAAGCGAGCAAGAATTTAAAAGCCGCATGGAATGCAAGAAAAAAAGAGCTGAAGCTGACTCAAGAGCTGGCGGCTGAGTTGTTGGGATTCGAATCTCAAGGCACCGTTAGCCAGTATCTGAACGGCAAGATACCGGTAAATACCGACGCTGCGCTAAAATTTGCGGCTCTGTTAAAGGTAAAACCAGAGGACATTCGAGAAGACCTTAAAGACTTAATGAATTATGTAAGATCATCAGATACTTATGATGATAACTTTTCAGGCAAAGGATGGAGGCTGGTCAATGAAGAACAGGCAGAGTTACTTAACCTCTTCGAGATTCTACCTGCGTCAGAAAAAGCCAAACTCCTTAACCAGCTACGTGGACTAAACAAGCTCTACGAGGAAGCCTTCGAGAACATGCTGGCACTAAAGAAACGTAACCAGTAGCCACCGCTCACTACCCCATCCACAACAAAAAAACCGACGTCTTAGTCGGTTTTTTTGTGCCATAACTTCTGCAAATCAGCTGTATAACTAATATTTTTCCCTTGAAAAAACATTTACATAGTTACCAAATCAAAAATATCATACGCCATACTGTTGACTTAAAATATCCGCATTACTAATATTTCTATCAAGAACAGCACGGCGCTGTAGGTTTTAGTTCCGCCACCCGGCGTTAAGGGGAAATGAGGTCAGCATGGATACTATCGAGCTTGGCAACAACGAATCTCTGGTGTACGGCGTGTTTCCCAACCAGGACGGCACATTCACCGCGATGACGTATACCAAAAGCAAAACGTTTAAAACCGAAAATGGTGCCCGTCGCTGGCTGGAAAGAAACTCAGGTGAGTGATATGGATTTCGACACAATCATGGAAAAGGCTTACGAAGAATACTTCGATGGTCTTGCCGAAGGCGAAGAAGCTCTCAGCTTCAGTGAATTTAAACAGGCGCTTTCCAGTTCGGGAAAATCTAACGGCTGATAAGCGAAACAGCACCGCGAGGAATCAGTATGCAGAAACGAGAACCCGTCATCATCGCGCCAGACTATACCGATGATGAACTTTATGAGTGGATGCGCCAGAAAATTAATGCAGTGCAGGATCTGAAATGGGCCAATGAAGCCAGGACTAAGCAGGCTGAAAATCTGTCCGCTCTGGAGCAGGATATCACCAGGCTGGAAAAAGCAGCGGCATTAAGCATTGCCAGAATGGTTACATACCCACGTTAATAGCTAACCAACGAGGCTAATAATGGAATTTAAAGATTTACCAATGCCATTCCAGGAAATGGCAGCGAATGTGGTTCGCTCTCAACTGGCGACTCTTGACCTGAGTACTGTAGAAAAGGAAACCATCGATACTATATCCGGTAACGTGCGTCGTGCCTTTATAGGTCTGTATGAAGAGAAGCGCCTATTCGGCGGACAGAATTCGCCTGAAAACAAGAATCAAGCAAATGATGAGAAGCTGAAACACATTATCGCCTTACTTTTGGAAGACGCAAAACGTCTACAGCAACTGGAACCAAATGCAGGCACAGAGGCCCGCATTTGGATTGCCATGAAATCACTCAAATGTGAAAGCAGTGATTATTTCAAAACAACAATTAAAACTACTCAACTTTCGGGAGAGCTACTGAAGAAATTGCCATAAGAGCATGGTCTTTCTCTTGTTCTGCAAGATGAGCATTAATACCTGGTATGGTTTTTTCAAATTTATCTATCTGTTGAATAACAACTTCGCGGTATACGTTTGTTTTTGTACCACCAAGCGCAGCCGTTAATGCAGAAAGCATATTTAGTATCATATCAGTGCGATATGAAAGAATCCTGATAGCTTCATCTTGTTCTTCAATAATAGATTGCAGGGCCTCAATTTGCTTTTTATCCATTTCACCCTCCTGAGGGTTGGTAATTAAGGAGTTCTCCACTGGTCAGGTGGAGTGCGTGCGCCGGACACGGGTGAGCATCCGGCACTGACAGTTTACTGAAAGGATATGTCCCTGAAAAGTCAGGGCATAACGCGAAAGCGCACGGCGAAATTGGTCTCTCTGTACGGTGTCGTTAAATTTAGTTCGACCGTGCGCTTCCGGTTGTGGCACTCCGCGAAATGGCGCGGCGGTAAGTATGGCTGGGGTTTCCTCCATTGCTCCAGAAAATGCACCGGGTTGTCAGGTTGACCATACGCTTAAGTGACAACCCCGCTACAACGCCCTCTGTTATCAATTTTCTGGTGACATTTGGCGGTATCAGTTTTACTCCGTGACTGCTCTGCCGCCCTTTTTAAAGTGAATTTTGTGATGCGGTGAATGCGGCTATGCGCACGCGGAACAGTTAAAGCAGTAAGGCGGTATTTTACGGGCGTAACGAGCATCAACTAACCCGGCGTTAATTGTTAACTGGTTAACGTCACCTGGAGGCACCAGGCACTGCATCACAAAATTCATTGTTGAGGACGCGATAATGGAAACGTTATTACCAAACGTTAATACGTCTGAAGGTTGTTTTGAAATTGGTGTCACTATCAGTAACCCTGTATTTACTGAAGATGCCATTAACAAGAGAAAACACGAACGGGAGTTATTAAATAAAATATGCATTCTTTCAATGCTGGCCCGTTTACGTCCGATACAAAAAGGATGTGCACAATGAATACAGCATTTGCACTTGTTCTGACAGTTTTTCTTGTTTCCGGAGAGCCAGTTGATATTGCAGTCAGTGTTCACAGGACAATGCAGGAGTGTGTGACTGCAGCAACCGAACAGAAAATTCCCGGTAACTGTTACCCGGTCGATAAAGTTATTCACCAGGATAATAACGAAATCCCGGCAGGTCTTTAAAACAGTTCCGTAATAAATATCCGGTTTCATTCTTATATGCCAGCAATGGCAGGGATTTGTTCACCCTTAAATCTGTAATGAGGTAAAACAAAATGAGTAAAGTCTTTATTTGCGCCGCCATTCCGGACGAACAGGCAATAAAGGAAGAAGGTGCAGTCGCTGTAGCCACTGCCATTGAAGCCGGTGATGAACGTCGCGCCCGCGCAAAATTTCACTGGCAATTCCTGGAACATTATCCGGCTGCTCAGGACTGCGCTTATAAATTTCTTGTCTGCGAGGATAAACCCGGTATACCCCGCCCTGCCCTAGATTCCTGGGATGCTGAATATATGCAGGAAAACCGCTGGGATGAGGCGTCTGCTTCCTTTGTCCCGGTTGAGACTGAATCAGATCCGATGAACGTCACTTTTGACAAGCTGGCCCCTGAAGTACAGAACGCTGTCATGGTTAAGTTCGACACATGTGAAAACATCACCGTTGATATGGTGATTAGCGCGCAGGAACTGTTGCAGGAAGACATGGCAACATTCGACGGACATATCGTTGAAGCGTTGATGAAAATGCCAGAAGTTAACGCCATGTATCCGGAGCTTAAGCTGCATGCCATCGGGTGGGTTAAGCATAAATGTAAGCCTGGTGCCAAATGGCCCGAAATTCAGGCAGAGATGCGCATCTGGAAAAAACGTCGCGAAGGTGAACGCAAGGAAGCCGGAAAATACACGTCTGTTGTTGATCTCGCCCGCGCCAGAGCCAATCAACAGCACACTGAAAATTCAACAGGAAAAATCAACCCGGTCATTGCTGCCATTCATCGCGAATACAAGCAGACATGGAAAACACTGGATGACGAACTGGCCTACGCTCTCTGGCCTGGTGATGTGGATGCCGGAAACATTGACGGCAGCATCCATCGCTGGGCAAAAAATGAAGTTATCGACAACGACCGCGAAGACTGGAAGCGTATCTCGGCATCAATGCGCAAACAGCCTGATGCCCTTCGCTACGACCGCCAGACTATTTTTGGCCTTGTCCGTGAACGTCCGATCGACATTCACAAAGACCCTGTGGCACTGAACAAATACATTACTGAATACCTGACTACAAAGGGCGTGTTTGAAGATGAAGGAACAAATCAGAGCGCAACTGATACTCTCTCGTCGCCAGTACCAGAAACTGATGCAGTGGAAACGGCAATTCCGGACAACGAAAAAACCGAATGCAAAGTGGAAGTCGAACCATCTGTAGAACGTGAGGGGCCGTTCTACTTCCTCTTCACCGACAAGGATGGCGAAAAATACGGTCGCGCAAACAAACTTTCTGGTCTGGATAAGGCGCTGTCTGCTGGGGCTACTGAAATCACGAAAGAAGAATATTTCGCCCGCAAAAACGGTACATACTCAGGTTCACAACAAAATACTGGTGCATCTGACACGACCGCACAACCAGGGTCAGTAAAAGTTACCGCTGACGAAGTAAACAAAATTATGCAGGCAGCCAATATCAGCCAGCCTGACGCCGATGAACTGCTTGCAGTATCACGTGGTGAATTTGTTGAAGGGATTAGCGACCCGAATGATCCGAAATGGGTTAAGGGGAACCAGACCCGCGATTCTGTGAACCAGAACCAGCAAGAAACGGAACAGAACGACCAGAAAGCGGAACAAAACAACCCAAATGCGTTACAAAACGAGCCAGAAACGAAACAGCCTGAATCAGTGGCGCAACAGGAAGTGGAAAAAGTCTGCACCGCCTGCGGTCAGACCGGCGGCGGCAACTGCCCTGATTGTGGCGCGGTAATGGGCGACGCAACATACCAGGAAACATTCGATGAAGAGTATCAGCCTGAAGTTCAGGAAGATGATCCGGAGGAAATGGAAGGCGCTGAACATCCACACAAGGAGAACACTGGCGGCAATCAGC